AGAGACTGCGGAGTCTGGAAGAGCAGGCGAACCAGTCTGCGACTGCCCTGCAGAAAATCGGGGCAACCGGTGAAAAGCTGCAGACGGTTGGAAACAAGATTTCTTCTGTTGGGCAGAAGCTGCTTCCTGTGACGGGAGTGGTGACAGGGCTTGGAACGGTGGCGGTGAAAACTGCCGCTGATTTTGACTCTGCGATGAGCAGGGTGGCGGCTGTGTCCGGGGCAACGGGATCTGATTTTGACAGCCTCCGGGATAAGGCCAGGGAGATGGGAGCCAAGACAAAGTTCTCTGCGACTGAGGCGGCGGATGCCATGAATTACATGGCAATGGCCGGATGGAAGACGGAGGATATGCTGTCCGGTATTGAAGGCGTTATGTATCTGGCTGTGGCATCCGGGGAAGACCTTGCAACGACTTCTGATATTGTGACGGATGCGCTGACGGCTTTTGGGCTGACGGCAGCGGATTCGGGACATTTTGCAGATGTGCTGGCGGCTGTTTCCAGTAATGCCAATACCAATGTGTCCATGATGGGCGAGACGTTCAAGTATTGTGCGCCGGTTGCGGGGCACTGGGATTCTCGGTTGAGGACACGGCAGAAGCGATCGGTCTGATGGGAAATGCAGGTATCAAGGCTTCCCAGGCGGGTACTTCCATGCGTTCCATCATGACCAACCTGACCGGGGATGTGAAGCTGTCGGGTGCGGCGATCGGGGATGTGACCATTGCTACCACGAATGCGGACGGTTCCATGCGGAGCCTGTCTGCAATTCTGGCTGACTGCAGGGGAGCTTTTGCAGGAATGACGGAAGCTGAGAAGGCAAATAATGCGGAGGCTCTGGTTGGAAAGAATGCAATGTCAGGGTTCCTTGCACTGATGAATGCGGCCGGAGGATATTGAAAAGGTGTCCGGGGCGGTGAATAACTGCAAGGATGCGGCAAAGAACATGGCGGATACCATGCAGGATAATCTGGAAGGGCAGCTGACTATTCTGAAGTCACAGCTTCAGGAGCTGGCGATCTCTTTCGGGGATCTGCTGATGCCTGCGGTGCGGAGTATTGTTTCCGGACTGCAGGGAATGGTGGATGTGCTGAATGCCATGCCGGACGGGGTGAAACGTGTGATCATGATCGTTGCACTTCTGGCTGCGGCTCTGGGACCTGTGCTGATCATCATAGGCAAGACCCTTTCGGCCATTGGAACGATCATGACATGGGCACCGAAGCTTGCCGGTGCGATCAGCGCAGTGAAGGGTGCTTTTGCGGCGCTGAGTCCCACGATGATGGCAAATCCGATCGCCATTGTGATCGCTGCCATTGCAGCTTTAGTGGCGACATTTATTTATCTCTGGAATACAAATGAGGAGTTCCGGCAGTTCTGGATCAGGCTGTGGAATGAGATTAAGGAAGTCGCTGTCCAGGTATGGACGGCGGTTTCCCAGTTTCTGGTTTCTGCATGGAACGGGATCCGGAATACGGCGGTGGCTGTATGGAATGGCATCCGTGATTTCTTTTCCGGTCTGTGGGCTGGGATTAAGACACTGTTCACAACGGTTGTCACTGCAATTTCTACTTTCCTTGTGGGGGCGTGGAATGGGATCCGGGAAACGGTTATGGCGGTGTGGAATGCGGTTTCAGCATTTCTTGGTTCTGTCTGGAATGGGATTAAGTCTGTTATTACGAATGTGGTGAATGGGATCCGGACATTTTTGCAGACATCGTGGAATGGAATCAGAACAATTATCACTACGGTGATGAATACGATCCGGACGGTGATTTCTACGGTATGGAATGGAATCCGGACAATTATTTCTACTGTGCTGAATGGAATCAGGGGTACTGTCAATTCCGTGTGGAATGGAATCCGAAATACCATTTCTTCTGTGGTAAACGGGATTAAGAATACAGTTTACGGTGCTTTTAACGCCATGTGGTCCGGGATCCGGAGTACGATTTCCGGTATTTATAATACGATCCGGGATGGACTGGGAAATGCGGTGAATTATATTACAAGCCTTGCATCTGCCGGATGGCGGTGGGGTGCGGATATCATCAATGGCATTGTGAATGGTATCCGGAGCTGTATTGGCGCAGTTGCCAATGCTGTGACGGATGTGGCAAATACGATCCGTTCCCATCTGCATTTCTCAGTGCCGGATGAAGGGCCTCTGACGGATTTCGAGAGCTGGATGCCGGACTTTATGAGTGGTCTGGCTGAGGGCATTGAGAAGAGCAGGGGCATGGTAAAGGCGGCTGTGAACAGTGCGGCTGCGGATATGGTGATTTCGCCGCAGATGGCTGTGGCAGACAGTGGTGTGATGACCGGTACGGGAACGTCCGGTGGTGCAGATTTGACAGCCGGTATTGTGGCGGCGCTGAAGGATGTGCTGGGTGATCAGAAAGAACAGCAGGGGGATCTGGTGATTCCGGTTTATCTGGGAAACCAGCTGCTGGATGAGGTGATCGTGACGGCACAGCAAAGAATGAGTCTGAGGAGCGGAGGTAGATAGAATGGCATTTTTTCAGTATCTTGTGTTTGACGGGGAGAACCTGCCACTTCCGGATTCTTATGAGGTGGAGCTGGAGGATGTGGAAGCGGATTCCGGCGGTGAGACGGAGGCGGGGACGACACAGAGGGATGTGGTGCGGCATGGTGTTGCGCGGATCCCGGTGTCGTTTTCTGTTACGGCGAAGTGGCTTAAGAAGCTGGCAGGGTATGCGAAGAAGGATAAGATCAGTGTGCAGTATTTTGATGTGGAGACAGTGGAACTGAAACTGGCAGAGATGTATGTGACGGGGTATAAGGCGAAGCTGAAAAAGGATACCAGTTATAAGGGATTGTGGACGGTTAGATTTACGTTGAAGGAGATGTAGGATGGTGCTATACTTGGAGTATCAGATTAAGAGTACAGTCATAAAAAATATTATTTATAAGAAAAAGTATCGTTTTATTTATTGCATAATGGCATTTTTGCTTGTGCAATGCTGATTTATAAAATGGAGGTAAGTATATGCATTATAACAAAGATATGCTCCGTATAGCTCAAATGGAAGAGGGCGAGAAGATATATCATTATACAACAATTGACGCATTAATTAATATTGTTTCTAGAAAAGAATTATGGGTTACAAAATGGGATTATTTAAATGATATGGATGAACTCACAGTTGCAGAGGATGTATGTGCAGTAGTTTTGAGAGAAGAAAATGTAAAATCAGAAGTAATCCAGGACGTAAAAAAATATATAAAGGAAAGTATTAGAGGAAATGCCTTGTCAGATTCGTATTATATCTGTTCTTTCTCTCATAATAAGGATAGCCAATTGTTGTGGTCGAATTATTCCAATTATGATGGCATCAATATAGAGATTGATTTTGCAAAATTTAGAGAAAATTTGAATCATAGTATTATGTGGGACGGTTTGGTGAATTATGATTTTGAATCACAAAAAGAATGTTTAAAGAGAACGTTTTGTGACGAGATCATAGGTGTTGCTGATTTTGGAAATATAAAATCTTTAGAGGAGATTAATAAATTACAAGCTAGAGAGTACGAAATACTCATTTCGCATATGTCAATTATATGTGAACTGTATAGTATGTTTTTTAAAAGAAGTTGTTTTAAAGGGGAGAACGAATATCGATTTGTGTTTGCTGTTGATAAAAAACAAGAAATCAGCTTTAGAAACAAAAATAGTATAGTAATACCGTATATAAAAAAAGAGATAGAAAGCATCGATTTTATTACAAGAATAACTATTGGACCAACAAATCAAATTGATATTGCGACGAAAGGGATAAAGGAGTTATTACATTATTATCAGAGAGATGTTGATGTTGTAAAATCCGAAATACCATTGCGTTTTTAAATAGTGCGAATAAGTCTATAGTTTCTAATTTGTAAAAACAATAACGTTACATAGCATCAGTCGTTCAGTTGGCAGGTGCTTTTTTCGTGGGGAAATGGAGGTGGTGGGATGTATCCGGTGTCGGATGCTTTTCTGAGGGCAGTCAGGAGTAATACAAGAAAATATTTCTGGACGGGTACGATCATTACTAAGGGCGGAATGACGTATGAGTTCGGGGCGAAGGAGATTGTAAAGGGCTCCGGGTATATTTCCAGGCAGTGCTGCGGGAGTACGGAGATTGAACTGGGGATGGTGTATGCGGCGGAGATGGGGATCACGTTTCTGAGTGATATTGATCGGTACACGCTGGAGGATGCACAGGTGACGCTGGTGTTTCACCTGGTGCTGGCGGATGGTTCGGTGGAAGATGTGCCGATGGGAGTTTTTGAGGTCAGTGAGGCGAACCGGCTGGCAAAGTGCCTGGAACTGAAAGTCTATGATTTTATGCTGCGGTTTGATAAGAGTTTCAACGGGTTTGAGACTGTGGGGACTGCTTATGATTTTATTGCTTTGTGCTGTAAGCGGTGCAAGGTGGAGTTTGCGAATAAGAGGGCGGAGATTGATGCCATGCCGAATGGCGGGGTAACGCTTTCTGTTTATACTGAAAATGATATTGAGACCTGCCGGGACATGCTGTTTTATGTGGCACAGGTTCTGGGAGGTTTCTTTATTATCAACAGGGAGGGAAAG